AACAAGGTTAAAATAGTTAAACATTTGAAAGGATACAAGGATGCAAGCGATTATCTATCTGAGGGAAAGTCAAGCGAATACGTTAACCAATGGTGGAGAGCTGAGAGTTACGTACCAGACGGCATCATCCAAGCCTCTACGTTGTGGGACAGCGTATCTACACCTGAACCCGTTGCCGAAGCCTTCTACCCCTTCAACGGACTCAACGCTCTCTTGTATGGTTTGCGATCAGCGGAACTCATCACCGTCACGGCTGGAAGTGGCCTTGGTAAGTCCCAGTTTCTCCGAGAAATCCTCTATCGAGTACTCGAAACTACAAAGTGGAATATTGGCGGAATGTTCTTGGAGGAGTCAGTGCGAAAAACCGCAAGGTCAATTATGTCCTTACACGCAAACAAAAAACTTCATCTGCCAGACACCCATGTTACAGAACGAGAATTGAAGGAGGCTTTCGATGCTACTCTCGGTACTAATCGTGTGTTCCTCTTTGATCATTTCGGCTCCCTTGCTATTGACAACGTGCTTAACCGTATACGATATATGTCCAAGGCTTGTGATTGCCGTGTTGTTTTCTTGGATCACATCTCTCTCGTTGTCTCTGGTATGGATGGGAATGATGAGCGCAAGAGCATTGATGTCTTGATGACTCGCTTGCGTACATTGGTACAAGAGACTGGTATTACCCTGATCTGCGTATCGCACTTGAAGCGACCTAGTACATCGAACAAAGGACACGAAGACGGTGAGGCGGTATCGTTGTCTCAACTGAGAGGCTCAGGAGCTATCGCTCAGTTATCCGATGCTGTGATTACTCTGGAGCGTAACTCTATGAGTCAAGACCCTGAGATTCGTCACACGACAAAAGTAGCAGTCGCTAAGAATCGCTACAACGGACTCACGGGGCCAGCTTGCTCGTTGAAATACGACATGAACACAGGACGTATGATTGAAGTTACATTGGAGACACTATGATGAATGCTAAAGAAGTTGCATACGAGTTTGGGTATGAAAGATTTAAAGGTAAGTGGGTAAGCGAAGAGTATATTCGTTTTTGGGATTACACTGACTATCCTTTTGGGACAAAGGTCTATGTTTCTGACGGCATGTGGATTTATCCTAGTGGTGCTATTTGGGATGAAAGAGGCGACAAGCCTGAAAAAGATGTTATTAAACACCCTTTATCTGCAAAAGAACTTAAAGAGATGTACAAAGAAGAAATCTTAGATATGATGGAAGAAGAGTTATGATTGAGATGATTATCGTAGGAACTATTGGCATCGGCTACAGTGTTGTAGGGGTGTTACAGTGGCTCAAAGGTGACATGGGTGCTGGTATCATGTGGATCGGATACTCTTTTGCACAAATTGGGCTATTTCTTAACTTGAAGTAACTAATATGATTTGGAGAAGGTATTCTGAAAACGAAATTAATGCTAATCGTGATGCAAGGTTAGCTTTATCAGCGGCTTGGCGTGAGAAAAAAGAAGTCGTTTATTTTAAACGCATTGCTTTAGACATTGAGACTAACATGGCACATGATGTGATTCATCTATGTGTGACACAAGACATTGACACAGGGGAAGTACGTAAATGGACAGCTCAAACAGGACTCTGGGATTACTTAAAGGACGCTACGTTGATCGCAGCTCACAACGGAATATCCTTCGACTTTCCGATCTTAAACAGGCTCTGGAAGACCAAGATTGGACTGAGGCAAGCATACGACACACTCGTAGTGTCAAGGCTACTAGAGCCAACGAGACTAGACGGTCACAGCTTGGACGCATGGGGCAAGACTCTAGGGGTAGCAAAGCTGGACTACAAAGCAACGTGGCAATGGATGATGAACAGAAGGGAAGAATATAATGGGGAATGTTTTGATGCGCCTATTGATGTTCTTCTTGAGTATTATTGCGTACGTGATGTTAGCGTTCTACGGACTCTATTTACTCATCTTGAAACTTGCATTGAAGATAAAGGCTTCTCTCAAGAAAGTGTGGGATTGGAACATCAAGTTGCTTCCATAATCAACAAGCAAGAGAAGAACGGTTTCAAGCTCGATGTAGTTCACGCTACATGTCTACTATCTGAACTCAAGGGGAAGATGAGTGCCATCAATGACAACATGCAAGCTCTCTATCCACCATATGAGGTTGAACGTATCTCTGAAAAGACAGGGAAGGTTCTCAAGCCTGAAGTGGTGGTATTCAATCCAGCATCTAGACAACAGATAGCTGAGAAGCTCATTGGCCTTGGGTGGAAACCTAAGAAGTTCACCGAGCCTACTGAGAACTATCCTCAAGGTCAGGCTATCGTGGATGAATCTGTATTGATGTCGCTAAAGTATCCCATTGCTCAGTTAATTGCTGAGTACATGATGCTAGGGAAGCGTATCGCTCAGATTGAATCTTGGTTAGAAGTTGTAGGTAAGGACGGAAGGGTTCACGGTAGAGTCATCACCAATGGAGCTGTAACAGGCCGTATGACTCACATGAAGCCTAACATGGCACAGATTCCTAACTCAGGCTCACCCTATGGCCCTGAATGTCGTCAGTGCTGGACGGTTGAGGAAGGTAACGTCCTAGTTGGATGTGACGCTAGTGGCTTAGAGCTGCGTATGTTGGCTCATTACATGAAGGATAAAGATTATGTCAGAACAGTCTGTGAGGGATCGTCTAAAGAAGGCACGGATGTCCACACGGTTAATCAGAAGGCCGCTGGCTTACAAACTAGGGATCAAGCGAAGACGTTCATCTACGCCTTCCTCTATGGGGCTGGCCCATCGAAGATTGGCTCGATTGTCGGTGGTAGTAGTGCCGCTGGTCAAAGGCTTATCGATGCCTTTCTTAAAGGGACTCCCGCGCTCCAGCGTTTACGTTATAAAGTATCCCTATATGCGTCCGAGGGCTATGTACCGGGGCTTGATGGTCGTAAGATATGGGTTCGCTCTGAACATGCGGCAGTCAATAGCTTACTTCAAGGCGCAGGTGCAATCGTCATGAAGAAGGCTTTGTGTATCTTATCGGATACAATAAAGGCTAATGGGTGGGACGCTAAGTTCGTAGCTAATGTCCACGATGAGTTCCAGATTGAATGCAGGGAAGACATAGCTGACTTAGTTGGCAAGGCTGGCGTACAAGCTATCAAAGAAGCGGGGTTAGCGTATAATCTACGTTGCCCCCTAGATGGGGAATACAAGGTGGGGAGGAATTGGAGGGAAACCCATTGATAGACAGGAATGATAAACTGAAATCTCAGATCATGGTGAACATAGGTGAGGATTCTTTCACTTTATTGCACAGCAGTGATCTAGATCTTCTTGAGGTATACTTGGTGCTCTCAGCAGCCCTTGCGTACATCGAGGATGAAGCGGAAAGCATCTCTCGTAATGAGGGAAGTTATTTACAGTGATAGTACAAACTTTCAAAGGAATTGAAAACATGTCAGATTTGAAACCAGTAAAGATTAACGGTGAGTTGTTTTGGTCTAAGTGGATGGCTGAGTTCAACACAGCATTCAACGAAGACAACGATCGCTACGAGTGCACCATCGGTAACATCAGCGATGACGATGCAGCGAAGCTCACAGGCTTGGGCATCAAGGTAAAGCACAAGGATGCAATGGGTAACTTCATTGTCGCTAAGAGCAAGTACTTGTTCAACCCTACAGATGACACCATGAAAGAGGTGGACGTTAAAGCTCTCGGTAACGGCTCCAAGTGCGTAGCGGTGCTCACAGCGTACACTCATCGTATGTCAGCGAAGCACGGTAACGCACCCACGATCAAGAAGTTGATGGTGACTGAGGTAGTGACTTACACGCCTACAGAGGCTACAGTCGAAGAAGATGACGACGCCCTCTGATAAACCTAAGTTAGCCATCATCGACGCAGACATCATAACCTATCGTGTTGGGTTTGCGTCTGAGGACGTTGATGAGGCTATCTGTTTGGCTCGTGTGAGTGCTCTCGTGCATGAGATTGTGTACCAAGACTTGAAGTGTGACGACTACAAAGCGTACATCACAGGTCGAGGGAACTTTCGCAATGAGATAGCAGTCACTGAGCCTTACAAGGGGAACAGGAAGGATGCTAAGAAGCCAGTGCATTATGCAGCTATCAGGAACCATCTCCAGCGCCTCGGTGCGGAACTGGTTGAGGGACAGGAAGCTGACGATGCGGTGGCTATTGAGGCTACTTCAACGGGTGGATGGATTGTCTCCATAGACAAAGACCTAGATCAAGTCGCTGGTTGGCATTACAACTTCGTGAAGCATGAGGAATACTACGTTACTGAGGAGCAAGGTCTTCGTAACTTATTCACTCAGGTGCTCACAGGGGATCGTATTGACAACATTATTGGCTTGAAAGGCATAGGGCCTAAGAAGGCTGAGAAGCTTCTCAAGGACTGTACAACTGCAAAGGAATACTATGACGTTTGTCTCAAAGCTTACGATGGTAATCAACTTCGTGTCGATGAAAACTTAATGTTATTATGGTTACGAAGAACACCAAACCAAACGTGCCCTCATCTTTCTATCTTGTTGGGTGTCAATGGACAGTCAAGTACGTAGAGGACTTGAGCGAGTACGGTAAATGTGATTGTGCTACATTCATCATCTATCTTCGCTCAGGTATGAACAAGAACTTCACCGAACAGACATTCTGCCATGAACTTGTCCACGCTATCATGTTCGCTATGGGACATACTAACCACGATGAGATCTTCGTAGATGCCTTCGGTGCTCTACTACACCAGTACGAACGGACTAGGCTAAATGGTAACTCGTAAGACAACAAGCACTGTAAGGGCTAATGCGATCAGGCATGGGTGGCGTAGTGGCTTGGAGGAGAAGGTCGCTAATGCTCTCACTGAGGCGGGGATTCCTTTCACGTATGAGCAAACCAAAGTTAAGTACATCAAACCAGCAAGTGAACACCAGTACACACCTGACTTCGTGCTTGACAACGGTATCATCATCGAGACTAAGGGGTTATTTACAGCGATTGATCGTCAGAAGCACATGCTAGTGAAACGACAGCATCCTCACTTAGACATTCGCTTTGTCTTCTCAAACAGCAAGGCTAGACTGAGTAAATCATCGAGGACAACGTATGCAATGTGGTGCGTCAAGAACGGCTACATGTACGCTGACAAGATGATTCCTGAGGATTGGATCAAAGAACGTAGAAGGAGTATTTACAATGGAAGTAAAATTACGCAAGGAACATGAAGACGGTAGCGCAACTTATACGTTCGACATGAACGATGAGGAACGACTAGCTCTTCTGCATTTAGGTATCATCACAGCTCTTGAGCGAGGTATCGAAGGAGCTAAGAAGTACCGTGATGATGAGGACTACGACAGTGAGGTCATTGATGACGGAACTTGAGCAATACTTTCACAACATCAACAATCAACCTATAAAGGAACAAACCATGTTTGATCAGTTTAAAATTGCTGTAGCGAATGCACAGAGTAACTTCATGTCCCTGTGGGCTAAACCTGTAGCTTTCGTTGAGGAAGAACCTACGGTCATGGATGATGACTATTGGGCTTTTGAGATGGTGACGCATGAGTGGATTGATGAGTTTGGTGAGACACAACCTCTCAAGCAAACAATCGTCATTGAACCCAATGACACTACTTGGATGGAAGTCCTAGACCGTATCCTTGACGAAATGAGTAAACACTACGGCTACAACATCAAGGAGCAGGTGTACTACTCAGTTGAATTCCCACTGAATGAACTTGATGAGCGTACAGGTAAGCCTTTCGCTGGTTACGGACGATGCCTCAACGATCAAATGCTTCAGCAGCTCTTGTTGGCCTTCCCTGAGGTCTATGAGACATTCCCCTACCACGATAAACCTAAGAACGTGTTTGCATAATGCGTATCCTAGTCATACCAGACACACAATGTAAACCAGATGCTCCTCAAGAGCACCTTACATGGGCAGGGAAAGCAGTTTGTGATTACCGTCCAGACATCGTAGTTCACTTAGGTGATCACTGGGATTTCCCTAGTCTCTCAAGCCACGACAAAGCAGGTAGCAAGTACTTTGAAGGTAAACGCTACCTAGCTGACGTAGCAGCGGGGAACACGGGGATGTTGACTCTGTTGAACCCTTTGCACAACCTTCAGAAGGCTCAGAAGGAGGCTAAACAGAAGGTCTATAAGCCTCGTATGGTGTTCTTGAAGGGCAACCATGAGCATCGACTCACTAGGGCTGTGAACAACAATCCTATGCTTGAAGGACTACTGACCTATGATGACCTTAACTTGAAAGATTGGGAAGTACATGAGTTCTTACATCCTGTTTTTATCAATGGCGTGGGTTTTAATCACTATTGGCCTGTTGGGGCTATGGGCCGTCCTGCTGCTTCTCCAGCCGCTATTATCTCAAAGCTTCACATGTCTTGCGTGGCTGGACACCAACAGGGTAAGCAGATTGCTTATGGTAAACGTGCTGATGGCAAGCCTATCTGTGCTATCGTCGCTGGTTCTTACTATCTACATGATGAGGATTACATGGATCAGTTAAGTAACCGTCATTGGCGAGGCTTACTGGTCATGAACGAGGTAGAGGACGGACACTTCGATGAAATGTTCCTGTCTATTGAATATTTAGAACGAAAGTACTCACACAATGAAACCAACACTCAGAGAAATTGAAGAGTATCAAGCAGGTTTAAGTAGCGCAAACGCTAAACAAGTAAGTGGAAAGCATTACAAGGAGAAAGAAATTCAACCTTGGGACTATATTTATGCAAATAACCTTGGCTATTTTGAAGGAAACTGTGTAAAATACGTGTCCCGCTGGAAAGACAAGGGCGGTATAGCCGACCTCCAAAAGGCAATCCATTATCTTGAAAAACTAATTGAACTTGAGAACAACAAACAATGACAACTATGACCCCCTATCAGACCTATATTGCTAAGTCACGCTATAGCCGCTACTTGGACGATAAAGGTCGCCGTGAGCACTGGCCTGAGACAGTTAAACGCTACTTGGACTTCATGCATGAACACCTCTATGAGAATCACAACTACACCCTACCAGCAGCTTTGTACATGCGCTTAGAAACAGCCATTGTCAACTTGGACGTTATGCCTTCGATGCGCTCAATTATGACCTCAGGTGAGGCATTGGAGCGTCAAAACGTAGCTGGTTACAACTGTTCATACTTACCCATTGACGACCCTAAAGCTTTCGATGAGGCTATGTACATCCTTTTGTGCGGTACAGGCGTAGGTTTCTCCGTGGAGCGTAAGTATGTCAACCGTTTACCTGAAATCCCTGAAAAGCTTTATGAATCTAATACTATGGTTCACGTTAAAGACTCCAAAGAGGGATGGGCTAAGGCGCTACGACAGGTACTCGCGCTATTGTGGGCGGGAGAAGTCCCTAAGTGGGATGTCTCTGCTGTGCGTCCTGCTGGTACACGCCTCAAGACCTTCGGGGGACGTGCGAGTGGCCCAGAGCCGTTGGTCGAACTCTTTAAGTACGTGGTCACTAAGTTTAAAGCTGCCCAAGGCCGCAAGCTCTTCTCGATTGAAGCTCATGATATTCTCTGTAAGATTGGAGAAGTTGTGGTTGTCGGTGGAGTTCGTCGATCAGCTATGATCTCTCTGTCTGACTTAGACGATGATCGCATGGCTCACGCTAAAGCTGGTAACTGGTGGGACGGTAACGGTCAACGTGCTTTAGCTAACAATTCAGCAGTGTACGATGTCAAGCCCGATGTGGGTCAATTCATGCGAGAGTGGAGCAATATCTATGAAAGTCATTCAGGAGAGCGTGGCATTTTTAACCGCTATGCGTCTGAAATTCAGGCATCTAAGAATGGTCGTCGTGTACTCGGTAAAGAATGGGGCACTAACCCTTGTTCTGAAATCATTCTCCGGCCTTACCAGTTTTGCAACCTCAGTTCAGTTATTGTGCGTTCGGGGGATACATTGGAGTCTCTTAAAGAAAAAGTTACTCTTGCGACAATCTTGGGAACCTTCCAATCCACGCTGACTAACTTTCCGTACCTACGTAAGGTGTGGCAGACTAACACTGAGGAGGAACGCTTGTTGGGTGTCTCCATGACTGGTATTTTAGACAATACCTTACTTAACAATGCTTACGACAAGGATCTGCCAGCACGTTTGGAGGAGCTGAAGAATGTTGCTGTGGATACTAATAAGTCTCTTGCTGCTGAACTTGGCATCAATGCTTCTGCTGCGATCACCTGCGTT